GATGATCGCCTTCACCCGCCATGCCTCGTCCGCCCAGCCGGTGATGTAGGTATCCGGGTTGGTGTCCGCCGCCAGCAGCGCGGCGATCTGCCCCACCGCGTCGTCCAGCTCGCAGGCGACGGTCATCGCCTACGCCGCCACGGCCGCGGCCGCGCCACCGCCGCCGCCCTTGCCGGCGGCTTCGCGCACGGCCTGCAGGACCTCGGCCCGGATCTGCGCCCGGTTTTCCTGCAGCGCGCGGCGCAGGTAGGGGCGCTCGGGCATCCGCACGTCGTGCGCGCGGACGCGCGCGGCGAACACCACGTTGCCGCCCACCATGAAGCGCAGCGCCCGGGCCCGGCGCGGCAGGATCTCCGGCAGGTGGATCACGCCGCCCAGCTCGTGGATCCTGGCGTAGCGCGCGCTGGCCGAGATGATCCCCCGCGCCCCGCCCGGTAAGGGCTCGGCGCGGCTTTCGATGGATCGCTGCAGCGTGCCCGTGCGCACGTGGAGCACCTCGCCGCTCACCAGCTCCTTGGCCCGCGCCTCCACGGCCAGCGCCGCCCGCCGCATGGCGCCGAGCAGCGCCGCCTGCAGCCGCGCATCGAAGCCCGCCAGGCGCCCCCGCGCCTCGTCCAGCCCCCGCAGGCTGACGGTCAGCTCGAAGGGCAGGTCGCCAGGCGTCGGGCCTTGGACGCTGGGCGTTGGGCTCATCGCGGCACCACGGACTTGTAACGGTCCAGCCGCGCCCGCGCCTCATCCGGCATGTCGCTGATCTTGAAGGTGGAGGTGCCCCCCACGCCGCCGCCGCCCACGGCGATGCTCTGGGCCATCAGGCGCCGCTGGTCCGCCAGGCCGTAGATGTGGGCCGCGATGAAGATCACGGCCTCCTGCATGTCGAACGGCACGGCCGCGTAGCCGGCCGAGTAGGTCACGGCCACGTTCTGCACGCCGCGCGGGAACACGGGCCGGGCCACCTCGCCCCGCGTGGCCGTCTGGAGCACCGCGGAAGCGAGCAGCGTGATCCGCCCCTCGTCCCGCTGGACCGCGAACTGCGTCGCGCCGAACACCTGGATGTCCCCGTTGTTCCCTTCCTGGACCAGCTTCAGGGCCGTGACCGCCGTGATGGGCCACTGGGGCGTGTAGACCACCGGCAGGTCCTTGCCGTCCAGTAGGGCGTTATCGGGATCGCCCGCGGGGTCGTAGCTGGTGAGGGCGAAGTGCCGGTCGCAGTAGCTTTCGGCCACGGCCGAGGCCCGATCCGCCAGGTCGCCGAACAGGGCATCGTCCATGGAGCTGGTGATCTTGAGGAAGGCCTTGATCTGCTGGGCGGTCACGAGTGCCATAGGGCCGCCTCACGGGCTGACGCGCTGACGAGCTGATGGGTTGATGAGTCGGCCGGCGCCGCGGGCCTGCGCAGCAGGATCGTGAAATCGTACCAGGAGATGAAGCCGCACTCGGGGCCATCGTGTCGCTCGGCCTCCACCACTTCCAGTCCGCGGGCCATGGCCTCGCGGGCCAGGGCGGCCGGGGACCACATGACGTAATGCTCCTTGCGGTGCAGGTGTGCGCCGATGTTCGGGTTCTCCGCGTCCGGCGTCTCCACCATGATGATGCCGCCTGGGCGCACCAGCGCGGCCATCTTCTCCAGGGCCTTCAGTGGGTCGTGGAAGTGCTCGAAGACGTGGTTGCTCATCACCGCGTCGAAGGCGCCGCGGTGCGGGCCCACGTCCAGCGCCTCGAAGTCGCCTTCGATCACCTCGAAGTCCGAGACGGCGCTCTTGTTGATCTCGCAGCCGGCGATCCGCCAGCCGCGCTCGCGCGCCAGCCACAGGTTTTCCGGCCAGCAGTAGCCGATCTCCAGGATCCGGCCGGGGCCGCCCAGCAGCTCCTCCATGCGGGGGATCCAGCGTTCGCCCACGGCGCGGATCTTGGCCCGCAGCTCGGGCGCGTCGTACTTTGCCTTGTAGCCCTCGTCGTACACGGCGGCGTCCAGGTGGGCGACGTCCTGGAACACGATCCCGCAGCCGCAGCGGGCCCAGCCGGGGCGGGCGTGCGCGCGCAGCCGGTCGAAGGCCTGCGCGCCGCAGATCGGGCAGACCATGGCCTGCGGGGGCACGGGCTGCCGGCGGGGCGGCCGCGGCTCGCCATAGCGGGCGCCGCAGGCGCAGATGAATTCGCCCTCCGCCAGGATTCGGCTCTTCCGCTTGCCGCAGGCGGGGCAGGTGCGATCCGGCGCGCCGTTCAGGATAGAGCCGATGGTACGGAACACCTCGCCATGGTCCAGGTGCACGCAGCACTTGGCCCCTAGCAGGCGCCGCGGGGCGCCGGGCTGGGGCGGCTCGATCTGCAGGCCCAGGAACGGCACGTCCGGGCTGTCCTCGTACACGGCGCACTCATCCGGCTCGCCCACGATCAGCCGGTAGCACGGCGCGCACTCGCAGGCCGGCGCCGGCAGGATCGGATAGGCGTTCCACCAGTAAAGGCTCAGGTTGTGCGGCGCCGAGTGGCTGAAGAAGATCACCTTCGGCGTGTCCCAGCAGGCCGCCGCATTCACGATGCTGCTCTCCGGGCCCACCACGCAGTGGGCCACGGATGTGGCCAGCATCTGCTGCCGGATCGTCCACTGCCCGGCCGCCCGGCGCACGCGGGGGCGCACCTCCGAGGGGAAGCGCGCGGGGTCCGCGAAGGAGGCCACCCGGGCGTCGCCCAGGAGGTAGACGACGAGCTTGGGGAACTGATCCAGCAGGCCCGCGATGTAGGCCGGGGCGTGCGGGATGATCTTGTGAAAGGCGCTGCCGGCCAGATGCCAGAGGAGGAACGTCTCGCCGGCGCGCCGGTGCTCCTCGGCCAGGCGCCGCAGCCACTGCCGCTCCGCCGGCCCGGCGTAGAGCTGGGGCAGCAGCCCCCCCAGCCAGGGCATGGCCAGGCGCCGCACCATCTCGTCCGTGTAGTTGATGTCGGCCTGGCGGTCGGCCTGCGGCAGCCAGTACTCCTCGGGATTGTCCCGCAGGCGCCACATGCAGGTGCCTTCCACGGATGCGGTGAGCGCCGCGGACCCGTCGTAGCCGGCGGCCAGCGCCTGGAACCACGCCGCGGCGCGCTCGCCGTTGATGACCCGCGCGTCGTCCTCGTTCCAGGGCGGGCGCCCGTCCGGCGCGCGCTGCGCCTCCCAGGGGATCACGCGCCGCACGTGGGGGTTGTGCTCAAGCACGGCGCGGCCGTTCTCGTCCGTACAGAAGTCGATGGTGAAGCCCTGGCGGCGCAGCACGGGGAGGGCGGCCGTACACCACAGCAGGTCGCCCACCCCGCCCACGCGCCAGATCAGCAGCGTCCGCATGCCACCTCCTGAGGCGTGAACCGTGAGGCGTAAGGCGGAGCCGGCCTCCCCTTACGCCTCACGCCTCACGCCTTACGCCTTACGCCCGTTAGGCGTTGGCCACGTTCACGATCATCCCGAACGCGGCCGGGAAGTAGTGCTTCAGCACGGCGTTGGCGTACACGCCGTGTGGGTAGTTGCGCTGGGTGCGCGCCCATTCGAAGAGCGCGTACTCCTGCAGCACCTCCATCTCCAGCACGTTCGGCACCTGGCTGTTCGGGTAGGGCACCAGGTCCGTCTCGAAGATGATGGTGCCCTTCGGGACCGTGGGATGCGTCTCGATGAGGATCTCGTCCCCGGTGAACTTGTTCAGGTACGCGCGCACCTTCACGCCGCCCACCAGGTTCGTGTCCCCATCCTGGAGGCCGATGCGGTAGACCAGGCCGGTGGACGCGGCGATCTTCTTGGTGATGTTCGCCACGTCCTGGCCGCTGACGAGGACGCGCTGCGGCCCCAGGCGCACGTTGTCCCACAGGTACTGCAGCAGCGCGTCGAACTCCGCGATGCCGCCGGCGTTATCCGCCGTGAGGCCGGTGCCGGTGCCCGCCGTGCCGGTGTTCATCACGATGATGGGCGCCGAGTTGGCCGAGGTGTAGAGCGTGCCGTTGGTCAGGGCCTGCACGCTGGTGAGGCTGGTGCCGCCCCAGACCTGGGCCAGCAGGCCGTCGAAGTCCACGGAGCGCCCGCTGGCGTCCGCGGTGCCGGCCGTGGCCAGCGTCTGCGTGCCCGGGATGCTGGTGATCTTGTAGCTGTTGATGAAGGTGATGGCGGCCAACGTCTGCCCCGTGGCGGCCGTCCCGCCGACGAACCAGGCGTAGGCGTGCGCCCCGGCCACGGGCGCCACGGTGCCGGAGAGGCTCTGCGTGCCGGCCGAGGTGACGGAGCTGGCCGAGTTCGGCGAGGCGGCGCTGTGGGCCGCATCCACGCCCACGCCCACCGAGCTGAAGCGCGCCCCGTAGTAGGGCAGCGCCAGGCAGGACACGTAGTAGGTCCCGGCGGTGATGGAGCCGCCGGTGCCGGCGGTGTTGGTGGGCGTGCCGGGGGTGCCCAGGCCGGTGGTGCCGAAGGCGGCGCCGCTGGACGAATCCATGCCGCCCAGGATCAGGTCCTCCTCGCCGATCATCATGGCCTGCAGCGTGGCCAGGGCGGAGAAGGCGCGCACGTCCTCAAAGTTCCGGCCCATCCAGATCGCTTCGTCCTGCACGCTGTCGTCCAGGCCGTAGGACTTGAACGTGGCCACGCGCGTGCCGGTGGCGTAGCTGATCTCCGAGTTCCGCGTGCCGAAGGCCACGCCCACCTTCAGGTTCGCGGTGTTGATCCCGGTGATCTGCTTCCAGTTGGTGGCCGTGGCGCCCATGGCCCGCGCCGTGTCCCGGTTGATCCGGTTGCGCAGCGGCGTGAGCACGGGGTAGAGCTTCTTGGCCGGCGCCTCCAGCGAGTAGCCGGTGAGCCCCGTGGCCGTGGTGATGGTCTTGACGGAGTCCGCCATGAGGGCCTTCGCCTGCGCGATGGTCTCCGCGGTGATCCTGCCGAAGTTCAAGCGGTCCACGTTTGTCCCTTTCCGGGTTCAAGGTTCAACGTTCGAGGTTCGAGGTTGGGAACTTCGAACTTCGAACTTCGAACTTCGAACCGCCTCTTAGCGCGTTAGCGGATCCCCAGCTTCAGGGTCAGGCGGCCATAGAGCAGGCCGAGCTTCTCCTTAGCCAGGGCATTCGTCTCCGCGTCGATGGCCTTCGCCAATTCGGCCAAGACGACCTGGGCCTGCGCGCCCTGCGCGGGCGCCCCGCCCTTCTCGGCCGCGATGAGGCCCTGCGCCGCCAGGTCCTGCGGGCGCAGGACCGGCCCGCCGGGCGCCGGCAGCTGCTCCATCTTCTCGACCCGGCCCTTGAGGTCGCCCACGGCGGCCTCCACCTTGCCGAGCCCTTCTGAGAGCGGAGCGATGCCTTCCGCCACGGCGGATTTGATCGCGTCGGCGAGCTGCGCCCTGCGCGCATCCTCGTCCGGCGCCTCTACTTTGCCGGGAGCTGACGAGCTGATGGGCTGATGAGCTGATGAGTCCTGGGCCGGCGCCGCGTCGCCGCGTCCCGCCGGCGCGGCGTCGGCTTTGGCCGCATCGGGGGCGGCGGCCGCCTGGGCGTCGCCGCCCGCGGCCGGCGCGCGGTCCGCCAGCATCTCGCCCATCTCCTGGCCGACAAATTGCTGGACGCGCTCGAAGGCCTCCAGGAGCGCGTCGATATCGTCCTGCTCGTCCTCGCCCAGCGCCTGGTCACCCGTCTCGCTGTCCAGCAGGGCGCAGATCCCGCCTAGCACGGCGAGCGCCGTTTGGATGTCGCAGGCCTCGCACTTGAGGCCGGCGGCTACGGCCTTGCGCCGCTCCGGCTGCAAGAAGGGAACATCGAACTTCGAACGTCGAACGTCGAACTTCGAATCCTTCCACTCGGCGGGCAGCGAGCCCTCGAAGCCCTTCCGCTTGGCGATGGCCGTGAGGCGGCGCTTGAAGGTGGCGAAGGGGATCTGGGGCTTGGCGCGGCCGTAGGAGTGCACGGCGTCCATCACGTCGCCCGCGGTCACGATGGGGAAGCGGCGCCGCGCGGGATCCACGAAGTCGCTGGCCGGCAGCTTGTCCCGATCCACGCCCCCACCCACATTCGGATCGTTATCGGTCTTCACCGCGTCGCCGCGTCCCGCCGTCGCCGCGTCGCCCGCGACCGCCTCGGCCGCCGGCAGCACGGCCTTCACGGCGTCGAAGAAGGTGCCGGGGCAGGCCGGGTTGTCCACCAGGCTGGTTTCGGCCAGGTCCTGGAAGGTGATCCGATTCACGGCCACGCTCTTGCCGCCCGCCGTCACCGTCTCGGGGGCGCGCTTCACGCCCTTCATGCCGATGCTGAAGGCGGTGAGCACGCCTTCCTGGATCTTCGTCCAGGCGTCCTGCCCATCGCGGCTCGTGCTGATCTTGGCGCTGATGTAGATGCCCCGCTTCTCGTCGTCGGGGACGATCTCGATGGCCTTGCCCACGGCGATGGGCAGGTGCATCTCGCGGATATTCCCCACCCAGCGGCCGAAGGCGGCCTTCGCGCTCTGGTAATCCACCACCTCGGGCACGGGCGTGGTCTTGTCCGGCACCTCCAGCGTGGCGTAGCCGGAGACGATCCGCTGCTCCTTGTCGATCTTGGTGAAGGGGGCGATCAGCAGGTTTTCCATTCGATCTCCCTCGCGTCAGGCCGGCTCCGCCTCACGCCTCACGTTTCACGCCTCACGGGCCTCCACGATGGGGGCGAAGGCGCGCACGCAGTTGGGGTGGCCCACGGGGTAGGCCTCCGCCTCGTCCAGCGACCAGACCTGGCCGTCCGCCTCGGCCCCTTCTTGCACGCCGCGCACGTCCGGATCGGCGGCGGGCGCGCCATCCTGGTGGCCATCGGGCAGGCAGCCGGGGCCATCCATGACCCGCACGTACTCGATCTCGGCCTGGCGGTAGCGGGCCACGGCGCCATGATTGAAGGCGAAGG